TTCAGTCAGAATGTGGAGCGGCCGATAGCCAAATAGGTTGTGATAGTGAAAATAGCTCAGGAAACTGTAATACGAATAATAGTAGTGGAGATTGTATTACTACTAATACTACTGGAAATTGTTCAAGATATAATACGACCGGGGATTGCGCATATGATAATGATGGTGCAGACTGTAGTAGTGCCAACTCCTCTGGTAGCTGTGATTCGAATAATAGTAGCGGAAACTGTAATACAAATAACAGTAGTGGAAACTGCGTGAACAATAATTCAAGTGGTGGTTGTAATACTAATAACTCAACTGGAAATTGTACGACAGCTAATGGAGAAGGAAATTGCTCTCAGGAGAATAGTAGTGGAAACTGTACTCAAGCAAATAGTGCAGGTAATTGCCAAACCAATAATTCAGAGGGTGAACAAATTGATACTTGCGCATTGATCAATAATGATGGAAAAAATTGCAATACAAAGAACGAAGCAGGTGATTGTACTTCTAATAATAAAGTTGGGGATTGTGTAACTAACAACACTTCGGGAGACTGTAATTCAGATAACAGTGCAGGGAATTGCGCAACTAATAACTTAGCAGGAAATTGTGATTCAGGTAATGATAGGGGGGATTGTTCCACAAAGAATGAAAATGGCGATTGTGCATCGAATGATGGTGTATGTGACTGGGCTAATGCCGCGGATACTACTTGCGAGAAATCGAATTTCCAAGGGGATTGTGTACAAGACAATGCCGTAGGAGATTGCAGACAAGATAACAAATTAGGAAATTGTGTACAACTAAATGACTCAGGAGATTGTACCCTTGCTAATACACAAGGTTCGTGCGAAACAAATAATACTACTGGTAACTGTAGCCATGATAATAATTCTGGTAACTGTGATACTCAAAGCTGTGAAGAAGGGCAGGATTGTGGAGCTGGACAGAAGGTAGAAGAATGCAATAGTGAATGCCAGACAGAACAACTCTCTTGCTCTTCTGGTTGTTATGATGTAGCAATCTCAAGCTGCGTTGTATGTGATTGTGGAGAATATTCTTCAGTAGATGGAGATGGTGTATGCGATGCTGGATGGTTTGCTTGTGGTCCGGACTATAGTGGCTGTGGAGATACTTCTAAATGTGGACCAGATTTTGATGCTGTATCAGGTCAAGGTGATTTGACTCTATTCCCTTGTGATTTATGCCATGGTCAGGTAGTAGATCCTTGTGGTAGTTGTCATGGCACTTCTGACTCTTCTTGTGGTCAATGTTCTCCTTGTGTGGGAACTTCAAATTCTGGAGGAACAGAAGGTTGTACTTCAGATAGAGGTGGATCTTCTTGTACAGATGCTCCATCCCCAAGCTGCAATCCTTGTGATGGTGGAACATATACTTGTGGACAAAGTGGTTGTTCTGGAACTGCAAACTGTGGAAGTTGGCAAGGTAGTAGCTGTGGAACTTGTATAAACGGACAAGGTGGATGCGGTTCTTGTATAAATGGAGAAGGACCTTGTGGTGAAACTCCTACTCCTTGTAACGAAGGTTGTGCAGATTGCGGAGATTGTGGAAACTGCGGTCAATGGCAAGGTTGTTGTGATAGTAGAATGTGTCCAGCAGGTCATGGATGTATTACACCATATCACGGGTAAATCTAATAATTATAAATAAAGGAAATAGAAAGAATGAGAACCTTATGGCCGGATAAACAAGAAAGAATACAACAGATTGAAGCAGATAAAAAAGAGAAGCAGCTATATGATGACTTAGTTCAACGTATAAATGATTTAGCTGCCGACTTTACTGCTTTAGATGCACATGTAGATGAAGTTGTTGCTCAATTAGCAAATACAATTACTACTTCACTTTTGACTGCAACAAATCTAAATGCAGATGATATAAAAGCAATTCGCGCAGAAGTAACAAATATTGCCTCTGATGTTATAAATGCTAAATCAATTACAGATGAAAACCTTACAGTTTCTGTATTGGCAACAATTAGTAGAGCAGTAATTGAAAGCTTAACAGCAACAAACCTCTCTGCTGGGAGCATTAGTGCTGATAATGCAACATTTACTAATCTTTCTCTTGATAATGTAAATGTACCAAATCTAAATGCTGCCATCCTGAATGCGGTAACTTCTTATTTAGATACTGCAAATATTGGAACAGCTTTTATTGATGATGCGCGTATTTCTACAGAACACGTTGCAGACTCAACTATCGATAATGCAGTAATTACAGATGAAACAGTAACCAATTCAGATATTACCAATCTTACAGCAGATAAGGTAAATACAAATAATATTACGCACACTGTTAACAACCAATTGATTGATGAACCTCAATCTCAATTATTCATTGAGTTGCCACAGTTCCACAATGGTACTTATAGAATTATTTCTAAAGACAACGTTGGTAACATGCTTTGGTCTGCAACTGTTCATAATGAAATTGCCTACTTAGATGTTGTATATGATACTTCTTCAAGAACATATTTACAGGCAATTGCTTATGCTGGCGACAGATTTGTATTGATTGGTAAAACAGATGAAAAGACACAAAACCTTTATTGGATAAACGACTCATTAGAAAAAGAAAATCCACCAACAATTTATACAGAATATGATACAACAGGCCTTACAGTAAAAGCATTGAAAGATATGAAAGGTCGCTTTATTTTGACTGTTGCATCTGAAGGTGGCGGCGGAGAAACAGGAGATGGCTGGCAATACTTTACTTCTGTAGATACAATTGATGAACTAAACCTTTCTACTACAGATATAAATGGTGTTGTAGTTGTAGTACAGGAAGGAATAACTAATAGCAACTTTGTAGAAGGCGCAGGTATAAAAACACCTGCTTATGCAAATGTTTCAAAAGAAGAAATCACAACTTACAACCCATCAACTGGCGAGTATGAATATGATTATAAATGGCACCTTATTTCTGGCGAAAGACAATTTGATACAGCTGCTGTAAATACAAATGAGTATGTAATGACAGACATTTCTGATAAGTCTAAATTACAGACAGTTGGTAGTGCTGCATTGGATAATGGCTCAATTATTGTTGACTCAACTCAGACAATTAGAAATAAAGCAGTAATAAACGCCCAGACACTCATTTCTTGGGATGGTTCTTTTGAATATGATGATACAACAGTTAGAAACATCACTCAATTGGGAACAGTAACTAATGGCGTATGGAATGCTGGAAATGTAGTTGCACCAAAAGTAGAAGCAACAAATCAGATTAGTAATAAGCCAAGATTTTATTCTGGCCCTGTATTGCCTGCTCAAGGAAGTCATATTACTCCAATTGACGATGCTTGTATTGATATGGGTGCTAACCATGAACATGTAGAACAATATTATAATGTTTACCCAGACTCAAAGAGAACAGATTTTACTCCTCCAACAGGTGCAACAGAAACTTCAACAACTTTGCCATATTTGAATCTTCCAGAAGATGAAAGACCATTAGCATATGCAGCTGGATTAGTTTATTACCATGGAGGTAATAGAAGTTACAATGTATTAGGATTGCCAATTGAATTATATACAGGTTTCCGTAGAGTAAACAAGATTACACCAAATGGAATTATTTTTGGAGAATTTGAAAACTTGATAGGTGCTTTCAATTATGGAACAGAAGTAATTGGTCATCCAACTTATAAGCATTGGGTTAGAGAAGCATCTGATGTAGAAGGTTTGACAGATTATTCAGAAGGCGCTCTCTTGTTGGAATCTGATATATAAGGAGATTATTAGTATGTATGGATATATCTATTTGATTGTAAACAAAGTAAATGGTAAAACTTATGTAGGTCAAAAAAAGTTTAGAAATAATCTAATGCGAGACTGGAAAACTGATAATTATATGGGTTCAGGCAAGAGATTACGATCAGCTAAGAAACATTATGGTATAGAAAATTTCGAAAAGTTCTTGATACAGTATGTAAACTCTTATGATGAAGCTAATGAAGCAGAAGAATTCTGGATTGCAGAGTATAGAAAAAGAGGGAAAGCAGAATATAATCTTGCGGATGGTGGCGTAAAAAGAGTTTATTGGACTGCCGAAAGAAGACAAAAAGCTTCAGAGAAAATGAGAGAAAGATGGACCGACCCTGAATATAAACAAAAGTTTGCAGAAAAAATGAAAGGACACCCCAACTACAATACAAAGGGTGCTTGGAATAAAGGAAAACATCTTTCTGAAGAAAACAAAAAGAAAGTTTCTGATGGTGTAAAAAAACTATGGGAAGATGAAGCCTATAGAAAAAATCAAATAGAAACGCACAAAGGCCATATGGTTTCAGCAGATACTAAAGAAAAACTTTCTGCGGCTCTTAGAGGTAAAAAACATTCACAAGAATGGACTGATAAAATAATGGCAAAAAAACGAGAAGTTATGGCTGCTTACAAATTGGATAATAAAGGATTATCTTGGAATGAATTTCAGAAAGCATATTCACATAAGGAGGATGAATAAAATGGAACAGGCAGGAATTGTAATTGCTGGTATCGTTTATATTTTGCCTCTTTGTGCGCTCGTTTGGAAAGCAGCAACCCTTTCGTCAAGAATAAATCAGAATGAAAAGGATATTAAAGAGATAAAAGTATTGCAGGCGGAAAATAATAAAGCTGTATTAGATGCATTGAAACAATTGAATACTACGATGGAGAAAGTGCGCCTCGATGTTGAGATCTTAAAGATACAGAAACAGATGGAGATAAAGAAAAATGAACAAGTACAACAGTAGAAAATTCGCAGCTTTCATAATTTCTCTAATTACAATTGTTGTTTGTGCTTTCTTAGAAGTAGATGTTTCAGTAGGAGTTGGAACACTGTTCGGCATATATTGCGGAAGCAATGTTATTCAGAAGTTTAGTCATAATGGAGAAGAAAAATAATGATAAATGCAAGTATATTATTTACAGTAGATGGAGTAAAACAAAGAGCTCCTCTTATACCAGTTCATCCTTCAGATAAAGCAAAAGATGGTATTGTAGAGTTTGACCCAACTACTAAATCTTTTAGAGTAAAGAAAGATATTGTCATCCACTCTATAGAAATAGAAAGAGATGCTTTCATAGATGGAAATGCAATAGTATCTGGTGACCTTGAAGTTAGAGGAGTTACTATTTCTTCTGAGGTTGAAAATGTACAGGCAGATGGCGACTGGATTGTATTGAGAGCTAACAACCCAACACCTTTAGCAGCAGGAGACTATTCTGGATTTGTTTTCCACAATTACAACAACTTAGGAAAAGATGCTGCTATTACAGTTGACAACACTGGTACTTTCCGCATTTCAACACAAACAAGTGAAGCAGTTTCTCCTTTAACAAATACCTGGCTTGTTGATGAAGAATATTTTATAGAAAATGTAGACTTCTCTCAGGCAACTCTGATGACAGAAAACTATCCTGTTACACGTTATTCAGAAGTATTTACAGACATTGAAGCATATAAATCAAATAATACTCATTATTTCTATGACCCAGAGGCTAATCCAATTGAGTATCATGACAATGTAGTTTACAACAATGTTACTCAAAAAGTAGAATTGGCGGGAAATGTCGTATCATTTACTCCATCTTCTACAGATACTCATCATGAAGTTCATTTTTACACTTCAATTTCATTTATGGAACCTCAAGCTTCTGATATGGAAGCAATTGCCACTCGAGATGAAACAGTCAACTGGGATAATAATGAAATTGCAATGTATGACAAAACAGACGAAAAGTTTGTAGGAATTGGCGTTCCAGTACAGAATAATACTGTATTGACTGCCCAGATTGACTCAACTACTGGAGCAGTTAGTTACACATGGAAAAGTGGTGGTTCTGGAAGTGTAAGTAGATTTGCAACAATGGCATTAGCTCAGGCAGCATTAGCAATTCCTGAGGGACAGGATGGATATATTCCAAACAATGGTATAGTTATAGTGGATGAATTAGATGCAGTAATAAAAGGAGATGAACAATAAATGGCAAAGCAATTTTTAGCAAACAGAAGTGGACAGACTCCAACATTAGATGAAGTCCCAAATGAAGTAATAAAAATATACAATGACAAAGCCGCAGCAGATTTAGACATTGCAAACATTGAAGAAAATGAAATTGTTGCTACTAAAGCTGGCGAAAGTGAAGGCGTTGTTGAAGTAGTTGATACAGTAGAAGAAAATAACCCTAATGCTGTATCCAGTGGTGCTGTGTACGATTATATAGAAGATAAATTATCTAAACTTCAGACTCAAGTAAACAAAGGTGATACCTTTCGTCCAAGTACAGAGCAGAAAGCAAAGAAATGGCTAAACATAACTGTATACTATGGTGGTTCAATTGTTGGGTCACAAGAAATATTTATAGAAAAGTATAATAACTCTACGTATAAAGCAAAAATGAATTTGACAATAAGCGGAAAATCCTATGCAGGTACTGCATTGTCAATGATTTTTACAGGAGACCGCGATAATGGATATGCTGTATCAGGTAATGATGATACAGTTGGAGTATTTACTTATCATGACTAAGGAGACTAAGAGAATATGTTTTATCAAAAGAAAAATAATAAATTAGAGCCACTTACTGGCAGTACACTTTATGCAGAATCGCCTATTGGAACTGTAATTGCTTCCTTTTTAGCAGTTGCTCCATCTGGATATATCAAAGCTGATGGTACAGTTTATACTAAGGCTCAATACCCAGAATTGTATGAAAGAATACCAGATGTTTTCAAAGATACAACTAATGAAACATTTACAATTGATTTGAGAGAAGTTGCATTGAAAGGTATCGGCCTTTCCTCATTGACTTCTTCTCACTATTCTTCTACTGGATTGACATTAGGTGAGTTTATTGAGGATAGATTGCAGCAACATAAACACGATATAGAAAGTCTAACTTCTAGTACTAAACTAAACTACAAAGTAATAAACGAGGGAACACCTGGTAATAATTCAGGTGCTATGCAGGCTAGAGGCACGTCTACAAGAAACTTAGGTGCAACAGACATTTATTCGGGTCGCAATGGAGCTACAACTGAAGTAAAATCAGTAGGTGTAAATTATTTCGTCAAAGCAAAACATGTTGCATTGCCTATTGATATAATGGATGCTATTAGTGAAGAGTATGCTACTAAGGAATATGTAGATGGTACAATTAGAGTTGTAGAAAATAATTACACAGGCTCAACTGGAAGTGTTGTTAGATTGGCAAATATTCCACTCCCAGCAAATAGTTTGATAAGAATTACCTTTATGAACGGCTCAATTTTCTCATCTTCTTCATTTGAACTAAGACTTGACTCAAATCTTTCAGTAGATGTAAAAGGATTGGGTAATGTATTTACTTGGGTTACAACCTCGGCTGATATTTTACAAGTAATAGGAAATCCTTCAACTACTGGAACTTGGAGATATGTAATAGAAACAAGAACATTAGGAGAATAGCAAATGAAATACACAGTTTCTGAAATAGTAGAAAGAGCCTTACAGATGGCTGATTTGAAAAATACCGACTTTCTTTCTCACAAAGAGATTACCGACTATTTACAGGATGCTTGGCGTGAAATGTATCAGATTTTCATAAACAATTCCGACAAGCAGTTTATTAGAGAGGTAGAATTGAAAGATGCTGGTAGGTTCAATGGCTATGTAGAATATGCAATGCCATCAGACCTTTACAGTATTTATTCTATAAAAGAAACATATTCTGGCCGTCTTCTTTCAAGACACATAGAAAGTGATGGAATAAATGACTACTCTTATGAAGTTGTAAATGACAGAATTCGTATTTATGGTGCTGCTCCAATTGGTAAAATTATAATGACTTACTATGTAACGCCAACCTATTTGTCTTTCCCAGATAAAGATATAGAAGATGTTCACATCAACGGCATTTCATTAGATACAGTTTCAAACTCAATTATGTATCACGATGGCGACAAACTCTATGTAATGAATGTTAAAACTAAGGAAATAATTTCAGACGCCACAATTGCTTACAGTTCTGATTATACCTATGTATTAGGAAATGGCCATATTTTAGTCTACTCAGATGAATTAGTAGTTTACTATGACTATGATGGTAATGAAATATTTACCGCCAATTTACCTCAGCCAATTTCTGGTATTTACAAAGACTGGAATGGGTATGTTTATTACAACTTAGATGGTAAATTATACTTATTCGGTTCTCAACAGTTCAATCAAGTAAATGCCGACAATGGTTGTATTACTCCAAACTTTACAGTTGGTTTTGACTCAACAAAACTTTATATAAACTACAGAAGAAAGGCATTTGAAATGGAAGACCCAGTTGTAGTAGAATTGGAAGATGAAACATTAGAAAACAGAGCGGTTTTTGCACTAAAAGATTTATTCGACAACAGAGATGCTTTCATTCTCACGAGAAATGACGGCTACCATATGATTTTAGTGAATGAAGATTGCTCAATTGAAGAAGTAGACATAGATGTTTATACTCCTATAAGTTTTGGCGTTACAAACTATGGAATTATATGTTCTTCTGGAACAGATGTAGTTGTAAAATCACTAATTCCAGACACTTTATTAAACTTCCCTAATGAATTATACTTCACTCTTTTAGCGGCAAACGTAGCTATTAGAATGATTTCTAAACAAAATGTTGCAAATGAGGGTCTAAATCAGATTTATGACAACTCAATGACATTGTACTTGAATTCATTGGGTCAAAATGCCGACTATTACAGGATAAAAAACTTGTACTAAATCTAATAATTTTATAAGGAATATAAGAAAATGGCAAATTGGACAGGAGCTCTAAAACCAATAACAGGATATACACCACCAAAAGCTGCAACAACAGTAGGTGGAAGCGCAAGTACTTTAGTTTCGCCAAAAACTCTTGGGGTTACTGGTACTACAACTCCAGGTTATTATGGTAAAAGTTATACCAAAACATATGGTGGTGAAATTGACGATGCACTTTTACAGGACTATACAGCAAAATATGGTTCGGAAGCAAGAGATGCAGTTTTAGATTATTTCAATAATAAAGATATTTATATTCAAAATCACGGAATACAAGGTTTGGAAAACTATATGAAGAACTGGTATAGTAGTAGACAACCTACACCAACTGCACCAAAAACCAGTTCTCCAGTAGAAACTACAGCTTCTACTTCAGCAGTTCAACAACCAACTAACGCTGCAACAAACAGTCAAGCAGATGCCCTATCAAATAATGTAAATGATGCCGAAAATAAAGCAAAGTCTACAATGACAGTTCAATCTGGTTCTGATATGGGTGGCGTAAACTATACAAATGCTGGTGGTAAAAGTACTACAGCAACAACTTCTTCTGATGATGTTATGCCTCAGGAAACTGCTACTCCAACTAACCAAAAATACAATAGCTGGATGCAAAATGCTTCTACTTTTGGAACATCAGATGAAAACGAAAAACAGCCACTTACTTTAACAAAGACTGTTTACTGGGCAAGGAGAAAGAAGTAATGAGATATAATAATTCTTTTTTCAATGAAAATGCAATAAAACACAGCGCTTGGAACTGGTGGGATTATGTTCTCACTGGAGTAACTGGCGGTCTTTACGCTGCTGGTAAAGGTGTTAGTGATGCTGTAAATTATGCAGTTGGTAAAGAAGAAAAAGAAAAGAAAATAAAACAACTTACTGATGATTATGCTGCTAAATTCGAGCGAGAAGGCTTATCACCAGAAGAAGCTAAAGAAAAAGCCAAAGAAATAACTAAAGGCTTATCAGAGGCCAACACTAAAGAAGAATGGGATGATGAATTGGCTAAACTTTCTGGTTGGTATAAAGATGATACTAAAAATGCTGTACCAGAACAAGGCACACCAGATGAAGTCTCAGGTGAAAGAGAAAGACTTACTGGAGAACAGAAAGCTACTGAAGAAGGTGCTAAAGAAGCCACTGAAACTGCTAAACAGACAGAATTAGCATCAGGTGAATTAGCTGAAACAGAAGCACAGCAAAATGCAACTACTTCTGCAATTCAAGCTCAAAATGCTGGTTTGAATAAAGAAAGAGCTGGTATGATGGGTGAAGCTAATTTAGCAAACAGAAGTAATGCAAACAATGCATTGGCTGGAATTGCTGCTTCAACTCAAGCAGATTATTTGAATAAAATTGGTCAAGCAAATGCATTGCAGCAACAGGCAGAAAATATGCAAAAAGGTGCAGGTTTGAATACTGCAGGTGCTACTGTTTCTGGTGCAGCTCAGGGATTTGTAAATGGTGCTTCTATGTTTGGAACATCAGATGAGAATGAAAAGACTGGTTGTTCTGATTTAGATTTTATCAAAAATTACTATGGCAATAAAAAGAATATGACTTCTCAGATTTTAGAGCAGGCACAGAAAATGTTTGAATTGAAAGCTCAATTAGATAAACTAAAGGAGAATAAGTAACTATGGCAGTAGGAGCAATAATTGGAATTATAGCCAGCACAATAGCAGGTGCCGTTGTAAATGGCGTTACTGCTGGTGTAGAAAATCAGAAAAGAGTTGATGCCTATCAGAATGCTGCCAATCAAGTTAGAAGTGCAGCTGAAAAGTATAGTGGTAAAGGATTATATGACAGAATGACAACTGCAGGTATGGCAAATGCAAGAAATAATAATGCGCAAAGATTGCAAGCATTAGCTGGAAACGTAGATGGACCAACTGCTGCTTCTTCTGCTAAAATGGGTGCAAATCAAATTGCCAATGCTTCTAATACTTTAGGCGATTTCAATGCAGGTGCTGGTAATGCTCAGCAATTAGCAAGTGGTCATTATAATAATACAACTGCTCAAGCTCAGCAACTTATGAATCAGGCAGATATAAATTATAAGGCAAATACAGAAGCAGTTGCCAGTGGATTAGAGACACTAAATGATGCAGCAAAAACTGCAAAAAATATTTCAGATGAGAATGAAAAATGCGGTGTTAACAACAACTCTGGATTACCTCATGCCGACATTCAAGATTCCCTAAGACAGATTGAAAGTATTATGTATAAGTATAAACATCCAGAAAAGCCAGGAGAAGATGACGAAGTTCATGTTGGAACTACTGCTCAATCTTTAGAGAAAACTGACTTATTTGGAGATACCGTAGCAGAAAATGAAGAAGGTATAAAACAGGTCGACCAGTGGCGCTTATTGGAGAGTATTACTTCTGCCTCAGCTGAACTACAAAGAGAGATTGACGAGCTAAAATCTAATAAAAATATAAATGGAGAAAACGAATAATGGAAGAGAACGAATTACTTCAACACTTTACAAATATTGTACAGGAATTGACATCACGTCTTGATGAGACTAACGCCAAGTTGGATGCCATCACTTCTGAATACCAGAAAGCAAAAGACGAATTCGATGATAACGAAAGAGGTAAAGCTTGGGAAGAGAAGTTTGGTGATAAACTTCATCAGTATGACCACGACTTGAAAGCTATCAATGGCGATGATTTTGACATTGTCACTGAAAGTAGAAGAGAGTATGAAGATGGTTATACAGACTACTCAGACGACGAATATGTAGAAGCTCTTACTAAAAACATCGAAGAGAAAGTTGGCCAATTGAAAGCTGCTTTAAAAGATGGTGACCCAGAACAGGTTGCAGAAGCTGCTGCAGATGTACAGGAAGCTGCAGAGGAAGCCGCTACTGAAACTAATTCTGAAGAGGCAACTGCTGAACCTGAAACTAAAGAAGAATCCGAAGCCGAATCGGAATCCAATGAAGATGCCACTTCTGATGAAAATGAAAAAGAAAAAGTAGTTGAAAAAGCTGAAGATCAGGCTGACGAAAATGGTACTGAAGAATCTGACGAAGTAGAAGATTTCATTGCTGACCTTGAAGCAGAAAAAGAAAAGATGGATGCTCAGAAGAAATCAAAAGAAGAGGAATAATTTATGGCAGGAAAAACAGACGGTATTGATTATGAAGCAGAAATCAAAAAGAGAATTGGCGACAAGCCAGATTTATTGTCTGCTAAAGAAGTAAATAAAATGGCTACTGCTAAACCTACTGTTGATACAACTCCTGTACTGAAGCCAACAGTTACTGGCGACTCTATAAAAAATGATGTTAAACTTGCCAGTACAGATCCAGAGGCATTTGAAGAGAAGAGAAAAACTTCTGATGTATTTGCGGATGGTGGTAAGCATGCAGAGGCAGTAGCAAAAACCGAAGAAAGAAAAGCACAGGAAAAGAAAGAACAAGAAGTAGTAGAAACTGCCAAGGAAGAACTTGATAAAAAACCTGACTCAGAGGTAAAAGAAAACCTTGAGCAAGCTATAGAAGAAACAGATAGTCCAGAAGTAGAAAGTAAATTCAAATCTATTTGGCAGGCATGGCTTGATAAAGATATTTCTAAATCTGATAGAAACTACCTTATTATTGATGCTTTGGCTACTTTTGCTTCAAATGCTGGAAGAAATCTTAGAAATATTGGTGCTCAATTTACTGGTGGTACTATTGATAATTCTCATGATACTTCTATTTGGGAACAGCAAAATAAAGCAAAAGCAGAAGAAATGGCTAAACTTGGTACAAGAGCTGGACAGCAGGAATATACTTCTAAAGATTTAGCAAATGAGGCCGCTGCTTTATCTAATGAATACCAGAAGATGATAAATGAAGTTACTCCTGAAAAACTTCAACTTGATATGGAAGCTGCTAAACAGCAACTTGAATCTATGGGCTTGGCAAATGAATATCAGGCTATCATCAATTCCAGAACACCAGAACAGCTTGATAAAAATATTGAAAGCATGGTTCAAAAGATTGAAGCAAATGATGTAAATCTCCAGAATATGAAATATGGTCAGGCCTATACCAACTATGTTGCATCTCATTTCAAATGGTTGCCAGATTTTATTAAACAACACATGATAGCTAAACAAGCACAGAAAGGTGTAGGAGATATAGGTGAGACCGCAGGATCTATTATTGGTACTGCTGGTAAAACTTTCCTTGGTAAATAAGGAGAAATAATAATGCAGTTTGGAAATCAAGAGATAATTACAAGAGAAATGATGCCTTCCTATGGTGCAGCTGATAATCAAGACCATCTTTTTCAAGCATATCAAGATGTGTTAGCAAGAAGATTACAGACTATGCAACCAATGAATACTCAAGTTCAAGCTGCAAATGTTGGTAGCCAGGAAGCATCGCCAAATCAGTGGGATTAGAAGATATGAAAAAAGAAAGAAAATATTTGAACGATATAAACGAGTATGTAAACAAAAATGGTGCGTGGAAAAGTAAAGCTCTCCGTAATTTGAGAGTTTATGAATATACGCCATCTCTTTCTTTACAAAATCTCTCAGACGATGAAGTTGTTGGTTATTTCCAGGGTTCTATTTGGAATGAGGAAGATACAACTTCTATTATACAGGAAAATATTGTAAGAAGTACAATTGACACATTAGTATCTAAAATCGCCTCTCAGAAAGTAAGACCATTTATTAATACAGTAAATGGTTCTTTCAAAGATATGCAGGTTGTAAAATCTGCTCAAACTTTCTTTGACTCTTTCTTTGAGGAAAATGATGTAAATAAACAAGTTTCTTTAGCATTCAGGGACGCTTGTATTTTCGATAGAGGATATGTATTTGTAGATAAGGTAAACAGAAGAATTATAAGAGCACTTCCTTGGCAGGTATTTATTGACTCTAAGGAAAAATCTTATGACAAAGTTACAAAAGTTGTTTATCAGCAGAAACATTTCCCAACTTCTTTATTGAATGTAGATACAAGATTGAAAGAAGTTACTTATATCCAATTATGGGATATTAAAGCCCACAAACATGTAGTTTATATTCAGGAATTAGACTTATATAAAGAGGAAGAATATATCGCCGATGTTATTCCTTTTATTACAATAAATTATTCTAATCCAGTAAAAGGTAACTCTTCTTCTTGCGTAGTTGACTTATTGTATGGTATTCAAAAAGAAGTAGACCAATTAGTTGCAAAAATAAAAGATGCTTCTCAATTGGCTTCTCCTCTCAAATATTTTGTTCCACAACAGAGTAATATAAAAGTAGAAAAGTTGTCAAACAGAGTGGGCGAGGTTATTACTTATAATCTTCCACCAAACTACAATGGAAATCCAGTTACAGTTGCTACTGAGCCATTTATGGATCCAGAATGGATGAAAACATTGGAACAATTCAAACAACATGCTTATGAACTTGTTGGTATTTCTCAATTATCTGCTATGTCTCAGAAACCAAAAGGCCTCGACTCCGGGGTTGCTTTGTCAACAATGGAAGACATAGAAAGTGATAGATTTGAGACCCAACTCAATTCAGTTATAAGAAGTTATGTAGAATTGGCAAAAGTCTGCATAAAAGTATTCGACGGAAGTATTTTACCTCCAAACAAATTACGTGCTTCTAATGTCACTTGGGACGATATCGTAGCAATGCAAGATAACATGACAATTCAATTCTCTGCTGCTGAAAACTTATCAAAAGATCCAAGTATGAAATTACAGCAATTACAAGCATTAGTTGCGGCTGGCGTAATTCCTCAGTCAAGAGTTGCTCAACTTATGGAGATTCCTGATTTGCAGCAAGGTTACTCTTTTGCTAACAATGCTATAAATGCAGTAATGGCAGTAATTGACGACTGTATTGAAAGAGATAATTATGAGATACCTTTTTATATCCCAATTGATATGTTACAAGAGGAGATTGTAAATACTTGTCTTTCTTTGAAAGGTGCCAACTCTATAGAAAATAATGCAGACATCAATAAGTTGATGCAATTATTTGCTGTTGCAGAAAAGATGAAAATCAATTCTCAGACTTCTGCTGAAATGGCTGCTTCCCAAGGATTGCAGAACGAAATTGCCGCTGATTTACAAAATCCTAATGGTGTAATAAACACTCAGGTAAATAATCAGCTTATGCAATTACAGATGGCTCAAATGCAAGGACAAGCATTGCAAGGCGTATAAAAAATCTAATATTAATAGATACAAATTTGGCATAGCATTAGTAATTGTGAAGCAGTGAAAGTGCTTTGACGGTTTTATCGAAAAATAAAACTAAAGACCCACTTATCGGTCAGTAGGTAAGAAAAGGAAAATTTATGGCTATAACATCTGAAGTTGCCATCAAGAATATCTTGAAGGTATGGTACAAGGATGGAGTTGAAAATCTCTTATGGAGAAACTCTCCAGTTTTGAAGAAAGTAGAAAAAACAAAGGTAGAGGGTAAAGAACAGGCTTTCGCTGCTATTTATTCTCGTGGTGGTGCAGTTGCTGCTGACTTCTTAGTTGCAGAAAAGAAAGCATCTCAGAACGTAAAGAACGCTGAGTTTAAAGTAACTCCAGGTCAGTTGTTCTCTGTATTTGCTTATAATGCTAAGGAAGTTCAGGCTTCTCTTTCAAGACGTGGTGCTTATATGAAGATTGCAGGAAACAAAGCTTTCGCTGCTACAGAAGCATTGAGAAAGACTTTAGCTGCTGCTCTTTATGGTAGAGGATATGGTGAACTTGGTGTTTACCCAGATGTAGGAACTGTATTTACAACTGCTGCTGCAAAAATTACTCTTGCAGAAGATGCAATTGGTAAAATTGATATCGGTTCTGAAATCGAATTCAAGACAGCTCTCAACGGTGCAGCTGTAATGAAAGCAACTGTAGATGGTATCGATGACAATCAGGTAACAATTACTCCTGCTGCTGGATATACTTCAGTTGGTGGTGAATATATTGTACTTGCTGGTTCAACAGATGCTTCTGGTAACCCACTTATGCCAATGGGACTTGATGGTTGGCTTCCAATCGTAAATGGTCGTGCAGACGGTGTTTCTGATACTAAGTGGTCTTCTTATATTGCAACTCCATTCTACAATGTAACTCGTTCTGTTGCTCCAGATAGATTGGCTGGACAGTTCTATTTACAGCCATATGTAGATGGAAAAGAAAAGAAAGCTGATGCTGTTACTGCTCTTTTGAAGAAATGTCGTAGAGCTGGTGGAAATCCAGACATGATCATCATGAACGATGAAGACTGGTACGAATTGGCAAAAGATATCGAGACAACAAACACATTGTTTACTCAGACATCTGAAAAGGGTAAGAAGAAAGCAACTATGGGATTCTCTGATTTCGCAGCTGCATTCTCAACAAACTGGATTGACAATGTATATGACGATCCATATTGTCCTCGTGGAAAGTTCTATATTTTGGACTCAGCTTATGTAGAATACTTTGTATATACAAATGCTGAAAAGGTAAACGACGGCGTTGCTGACAACGAACCAGGTAAGACAGATCCAATGAGTGCTGACGACGCTGGAAAAGAAGATGCTTCATATAAGTTACTTATTGATGACTTCTTAACAGTTGAACCTGGAACAGCTACCTCAGATGGACCTGCCGTTCGTGCAACCATGAACTTCTTCGGATCTCTTGCAATTACTAACCCATCTGTATGTGGTGTTGGTGTATTTGCTACTCAGACTCCAGAAAATATCTTAGGATGGAAATAATAAATAATCTATTCTAATCTCCTTATAAGGCTACCTGTAAAAGGGTAGCCTTTTTTGTTGTAAATCTAATAAAATAAAAGGAAACAAACGGAAATGCCTAACCAAAAAGCAGAAAAAATAGAATTGAAATTGCCACCATTTTTGTCATTGTCTCATGGTGAATTTACCATCGACGATACAATGAGTAAGTTGGAAGAAAATAATGCGCCTTTTATTAATGAAAGATTGCAGCCACTTTATAAAAGAGAAATTGCAGAAACTAAGCCTGTAATTTATGACAAAGATGGAAATCAATATAAAATTGAAAACAGTTTCTTTACAAAAAACGGCGTAAATCTTTTCAGAGTTGCCTCAAAAAAGTTTGTAAGAGAAGATGTTTCTGACATTTTCTCCGGCTACCTTTCTTATGATATCGACGAGAATGACAAGGTTATTTATTCTACTTTTGACTACTCAACAAACAGAGTTACAATTCATTTAGACGGAAGCGATGTTCAATCCGCTCCTTTATTCAATGAAGGTACAGTAATTGAGGCAAGAACTAAGATTATAGACAACATTCCTTATACCGTTGTTGTTTACAAAGACGAAGGCAACAACTTGATGTTTATGCTCTATGATGGTAGTTTTGACTATAAGTCTATTACCTGGAGAGCCTCTCGAATAAGAAGAAATAGCTCTGCTACTTATAGTACTTTTGCCGTTACAGATATTAATCAAGAATATCCTCTTATACAGATTGCCAAAGTTTATGACGGTGTAATTGGTATTTCTTTTGTAAATGAATACAGCTCTGTAATGACAAGTTATGAAGTTGCTTATTCTACTTGGTTTTTATACAATGGTACTTTATATGAATTAGGCAACAGTCTTATTCCTTCAAATACAACTATTCCTAAACAGGTAACTACAACTACCCAAGTTTACTTCCACACTCATGTAACAAGAAACTCTACCGTTGCAAGAGGTGACTGTATTTTAGTCAATAATAAATGGCGGGATTATACCGGACAGGTTGTAGGCGAAGAATTAGACTTCCCAGAGGGTTATGTTCCTGCATTGACTGGTTCAGTTACTATTGAGGGTACAACTTATACTACAGGTACTTGGCGTAGATACGATGCAATATCTGCAATTCAATGTGTTACTAATGATGACACTATAAATTATACTTTTAAAGTAAATGGTACAGCAGCTCCTTCTGAAACGCCAAATCAAGTTGTATTAGTAAATTCCAATTATTTCAATGTAGAATACTCAAAAATTGAGAAAATGGAAATTGTATGGCAGAATATAACTACTGAAATACCAATTTCATATTTGGAAAGAAATTACCTTATTGAAAGAACATCTACAACTTTACAGACAGTTTCTTATTTAGCATATCCTAATGTTGTTTTAGACAATGGAAATATGTATACAATGTTTAGATTCGTATCGGCAACATCTTCCTGGGCAAACTCATTATCTGCTGGAAACTATATCGTAGAGTCTGGAAGAGTAAGCGACGTATCTTTGAGTAATTCCATATTGACTTATACAATTACTTCTTTAGAGGAAGTTGCTATAACTTCAAATTACAACAACGTAAGAAGCAACAGCTATTCCGTTGGTCAAAACTTTTTCCAATCTACTGTTAAACTAAACAACTCAGCTTCCCCTACTCCAGAAGCATTACAGGCAGGTACAGCTACTGACGAAGCAAAGAATGCTCAAAGATTTTTGGAGTACACAAACAGTAACTGTTACGATTTGTCTTATTTCCCTGGAACTAACAGGTTATCAGACAGAAACTATTATGATACTTCAAACAATATTGGACCTGGCGAAGACTTGGCAGTATTTACCTCTATCGGTGGAAGAAGCCAATTAGGTAGTTCTCCTTTCAATGTTCTTTACAATACCTTTATTTCTGGTATTTCAACAATACAAGGTATTTCTTATTCTGAATTCAATGAAGAAATGGGAACTCTTTTGACTGAATGGCAATCTGTAGACGGTGACTCTTATATTGCTGCAAATAGTCATTCTGTAATTTATAGGGATAAAAACAACAAAATATGGAAAATCTCAATTGTAGAAGCCGAGCCAGAATTGATGACTGTTTTCGATGACACTTTCATTCTTATAAACACAACTTCTTTCTGGAATTCTTTTGATACAAAATCTGGTAAAAAATTCCATTATGCTACTGATTATAATGACAGGGCAGTTGCAGGAGAAAAGAGTGTTCCTTCTGATTTGACTCCTTATAAGGATGCTTATGTAAGAATGAGAATTTCTGCAATAAATGCCGCCTTCAGAAGTATTCCAAGATACCAAGTTGCTTCTGAAATATTAAGAGTAAATACAGTTTTGAGATGTAGTACAAACTTCCAGTCTTATAATTGTGAATGTCCAGAAGATAGAGATACCCAGGGTATCGATGTATACTTCTCAGATAGAGGAAACTCAACACTGCCAAGGTATAGATTTACCATTTACCCTTATGGATATGGTAACACGGATGTAGTGTCTAAAAACTCAGACTTGATTGGAACTTCTTATGTTTCAAATGACAATGTATTGATTTCTCCAAACATATTTACCAAGTTTATAAATGGCGCTGGTAATAATGATATGGTAAAAGAGGGATGGACAAACTACGCCCTCACTTATTACCAGGATAGACCATTCTTCTTATATTCAACGGGAACGGAATTGGACGAAGTACAGCACTTCTTTGTAATTCAAGGGCAGTTCTATGCCATAATTCATGATAAGATTTACTCGGTAATTTATACAAATGGTGTAATTACGGAATTGGAAGCAATTGTAGATGTTAGAGATTTTGTATTCATTGGTAATACTCCATCTATTGCTTTCTTCTGGTCGCCATCTTATAGAGCATTCTATAGTTTTACCGGTGATGCAAATCTTGAGTTCTTATTCCCAGGAAATAAATTCTCTGAGATAGAAGAAGACCATTGTTTCTATGATGAAGCAACTCAGACAATTTATGCTTCTACAGATAGAGGATTGTTAGTATTTGGTCCAAAGAATACCTACTTATTGTATGATATTACAGGTGTGCGTAACATCCAATTTACAAATGATCACTTGACTCATATAATTACTAATAACAAAATTTATGACTTCTGCTTTTATCCAAGAGCGGGGTTTGTTTCAAATAATGTGAAATTGGAAACCGAGTTTATGGGCGTTGGTAATACAACTTCAACTACAATTGACAGATGGTCTATTACTATTCAGACTGAGGACATTACAAAAGAAAGTTGGATAAAAGTCGGGGTAAGGTCAATTACTGATGTAACGGTCAGGAGCGAAGAAAAGACTATCCAGATCCGGCCGACAGATTGGGATAAATGGTCTAAGTGTTGCTTGATTGACTTTTGCCCACGACTTATAAAAGGGCAGGGGTTGAGATTATATCTTGAAACCCCTGACTCGGTATGCCATATTGTGGGACATGTAATGAATAATGGTGGTGGCACCCTTACGGCTCATCATGTCTAATGATTCAATCTACCAGGAACATATCCATCTGGGCAATCAAAAGCTAAGGTGGATATGATTCCATTGTTGTACCAATGCATGCCTTTCAACCCTTTATTCCAAGGGGTTTTTCCTTTATGAGCTTCTGAATTTTTTCTTTTAGATTCTTCTGACATCTTTTTTCCTTTACTCCAAGTTGGCTTTCCTTTCTTGGCTTCAGACATCTTTTTACGAGACTCTTCAGAAAAGTGTCTCCCTTTATTTGCTTTTGACACCTTCTTCTTGACTTCTTCAGAACAAGGGCCTAACTTCTTCCCTTTACGATGTAAATTGCTATGGTCTTTATGTGTCATAAATACAAGTTCCTCAGGAGGTCTATCATAGTACACATCCAAAGCAATTAGTTCTTTTCTTGTAAGGTCTACAATTCTCCGTTCACCATCGCTATTATGAGTTTCCAATCTATGATGACATTCCCACATACGCTCTGTATCTGATATTGCTTTATCATAATTTTCAATCAATTCTGGTTTTGTGCAGTAACAAATATAATTAGGTTCACCATTTTTCTTTATTCTAAAACATCTTTCGTTTATCATCTTATGATTGTTACCTCTCCTGTTGGTGATATTTTTGCTACGCAAAAGAATTTATTGTTATTTCCACTTACGCCATATAAAATATTATGCTGCAAATCCTCTGCCAAGTACCAAATTGTTCTCACTTTTCTATCTGGTATATGTTTTTGTACCATTTCTCGTATAACTTCATTCTGTTGCATATTAATACCTCTCCAAGTCGCGTTTTAGATGATCAAGTTCCTTTTCAGTCATATCGAAGAAGAAATTTCCTATATTCCAAGCTTGTTCTACAAATATCTTGCCGTGGCCTTGCCTTCCATTCGTAAACTCAACAAAATGTGCAATTTCATGTGCCATTATTGGTTTTGCCCATTTCAATTGATCTCTTCTTATTAAGATGGTATATTCATAACCTCGTAGTGTCCCCTTACACTGTCCTGATATTTTCGAGCTGTCGTCAATGCAATCAACAATTTCAAAGTTTACAGTATAGTGTCTTTCTCTAAGCCATTTCTTTTCCTCGGTAATCTTAACATCCCATTCAGAAGTGTCAACTGGCCTATTTTGTTTCTTCATGTAGTTGACATATACTTCATCTGATAACAAATCGGCCTTTGCTCTTTCATATCTGGCAATGTTTGCATTGTGAAATGCATTATTTTCATCAACATTCGAATTCACCCAATCTACCACTTTCTGAGCGGATACTACAGCTTCTTCATATGTAACATATGGATCTGTTTCAACTGGAATTGAAGCGCAAGATACTAAAACAATAGATGCTAAAAATGCTAAAATTATTTTTCTCATATTCTCCCTCCTAATTAGAACCATGCAACTGTATCAATACAATTAGTATTTTCATTATACACATGTATGATAACACATGCATCATCATGATATAATACGTATCCAAACTTCTTTGCGAGAGATTCAACCTCTGGATCAATAGTACTATTCTCCTTTATGTAATTCGGTGTACCAATCGTGCTGAGCAAAGTGCTTGTAAGTACAAGGGCCTCTGTTTCAGACATAACTTCGCACACTAAATCCATATTGTCATTTTTGATGTGATACTGCTTATCTCCAACTTTTGTTGTCTTGGCAAAAGCTGATCCAACTAAAACTGTTAATGCTAAAATTGTAATGATAAATCTTTTCATATTATGACTCCTCATATGTATCTAATATAGTACCCCGAGGGTAAATATTTTCAATTATTTTACACTTTTTTCCAATGATATCCCGCCGCAGTCGCATTTGGATTTTTGAGAGCTTGGCAAACAGGATCACTACCTTTCAACTCTACAAATTTTCTGGCTGCTTTTATGCTTTCAAATATTTGCCCAGTTTCTACGCATTGTACTTTGATTTTCGCACGGTACGAATTGCCTTTATTAGCTTCAGATACCTTTTCGTAACCTTTATGAGGCCAACTATAATGTTCTTTATGATCCTTTACGAAAACCAAATCTTCTGGGGGAACATTATAATACATCCCCAAATCCTTCAATTCCTGCATTGTGTAAAATTCTTCTTTTTTATGATGACATATCCAAGTCCTTTCTTTGTCTGCTATGGCTTTGTCGTAATTTTCAATCAACTCTGGTTTCGTACAAAAACAGATACAATTAGGTTCTCCGTCCTTTTTCAATTGAAACTTGGTTTTATTTATCATGATTCAATCCCCCGTTTTAGAATATAGACTATTTTTTAGCAGTCTTTCTAAAAAGTTTTATAATCTCAGAAGCACCAATGAATAAAGAACTAATAACAAAAGCTATAGAGACGCCTATAACTAATATCCCAACGAATGCTATAAATGCATAACCGATTCCTGCAGCTACTAAATCTAAACTCATATACAACTCCTTGTAATTATATTACATTATAAATTAGCGAAATTATTTTGCAGCCTTTGCTAAAATAGAATCCTGGGGAGGGGTATTATTATCCCTTTCTATGATTTCAAGTTCGGCATCTTTCTTTACTTCCCCTTCTGTTGGAGTAAATATTCTTGTTTCGAGGCTGGTGATTCTTTTTTCCAACTCATCTAAACGCTTACTTGTATTGTCATAATAAAAAGGATCTTGCAACAGCTTCTTTAAAATACATACATCCTCTAATAACATTTTCATAGGAAAAATTCCTATGCCCCTATTGTGCATCTCAATTGTATTCTCAAGAGGATACTTGCATATATATTTTGACATATCGTCCATGAGGCCATTTACCTCTGCGCCGAGGATTTGAGCTCTAATGGAGCGTGCAAGCGGATCCTCTATATCCTGCAAAGCAGCATATTCTTTCTCCAACTGAAAAGTTCTCTCAACTAATTTATGGTACCATTTACTTCTATTCATAATGTTTATTCTCCTTATATAATATATAGTAGTAACAAAAAGAAAGGGACCAGACGGTTGAATTTCTGGTCCCTATAGGAGAATTATATTTTATGGTTTCTTAAAGAAACTCTTGTTTACAATTATTATAGATTCGATTCTTCTTCCTTTTTTCCATAATACTTTCCAGGCCAATCCTCGATCGATTTGAATGTTCCCGTTTTAGCTGCCAATATATCTTTATACCAACCTTCGTTATAACGCTGAATACAAATTTCTTTATTGTACCAAGGTTTTTCAAGTGAATATAATTCATTAACAACTGGCCATCTAAAGTTTTCATCGAATACGTATACACACTCGTATATGCGTCCTATACAATATTCAAAAGGATTCTCCCCGATTGTTATTGATAAAAATAATGAATCGAAATCCTCCATTCTTCCCGATCCTAAAAATAAATTATACAACCATATTTTACTTCTTTGGTTGGCGGAAACATAATGCTTATATAATCGATTGAGATTGTCCCTAAACTCCACGGTTATCATATTATTCCCAGATCTGGATTGATCTACCGATACTTTAGTGCATCTTAAGAATGTTTTTACTTTGCCTTTTACTCTTTTCATATTACAACTCCTTGTTATATGTATAAATTAGTAGCAACGGATGGAAATTTAGCCTAAGAAACCCATCCAGTTGCACTAACTATATTATCAATTGATAGGTTCGAAACTATCAATGGGAAATTTCTACCTCACTCGAACGTTACCAGCGCTGGTTTGAGGTAACTAGTAAAGTGAGGTTTTTAAAACATTTGCACTAATTAGGTAGAACGTTGTGATAACGTACATAGGGGTATGATAAGTTTCTTGACTCGCTTATCATACCCTTCTTTTTTTAGAGTCAAGAAGGAAAAATATTATGAGTCAAGAATTAGGTTATGAAACTGTGTACGGTCGTTACACATCGGAAATTGAGTGTTTGAGATTTTTCCCAGAAGACACATTCAAATTATTCAACTATTATAAAGAAAAGGATCCTACTTATAAATGGGATGTAAAAGAATTTATATCAGACGCTTTAGTAGGATTGCCAGAATATATTCCAACTGAAGAAATCCAACAACAGAACGGTACTGTAAAAGTTAGAAAGCTTTATAGGCTTAGTATTAACCTTTACAAAGAACTTGAAAAAAGAACAGAACAATATTTCTTAGAAAATGAAGATGTTTGGGGAAAATTCAAAGTAGAAAAAACTTCAAACGAAAATTTCGAAGAAGTATTACATGAGCTATGTTATAAATTAGATCCTAAAGAAGAAAAGATGTTTGGTTATTGGATTTGGCAAGTAGTAAACAAACTTAGAGGTAAATTCCCAGAATATCCAACATTCTTAGGTATGGTAGGTAAACCAGGTGATGGCAAGGATTTTACTTTAGGTCAGTTCCAGTTAGCTTTAGGTTGTGGAGATGAAACGGGTTTAATACCTGAAGGCTATTCGATGGCGGAGTTGGATGCAAACTTCTCTTCTAAAGAATTTTATAGTCAAGGTGTTGTAAGGTTTGAAGAGATCTCAGCAAGACGTAAAGCAGATATAGATACATTCAAATCTGTTATAACAAATCCTAAAGTAGTAGTAAAAGAAAAATATAAAGAACCATTCAAATTCTTATCCAGAAATAGTTATTGCGGAACTGCTAATGAATCTTTCCAATGTATGGTAAATGATACAGAAAACCGTCGTATTATTGAAATCAATTGGAAATCTGTAAAAGGAGAAATTTCTAAAGAGAAAGTTAGAAATATATTTGAAAGGTTAATAGTTTGTTGCCCAGTAGAAGAAGTATATAATGAAGAAGAAATTCAAGGTTATATACATGAACAGTTCGACGGAGATATAACAACCGATAAGATTTGGTCTAATAGAGAATTTATGGAATTCTTGAAAACTAGTACAAGAGTAAGAGTAGGGCAGGTAAAAGAATATATGAAATGTTCATTCGCTGAAGCTCGTAAATTCTTGCAGGACGAAAGATTCTTTACATATGTAAAGTCTGGACAATATTATAAAATTGACAATGCAAAACTGATAAAAGTGTTAGAAGCTGAATAATCAGTTTTTCAGTTCGGTTTTTTAAAAAGTCTGAATTTTTACGATTCAGACTTTTTTTATGCCATAAAAACTGAATTCAAAGACAGAAACTGAACGAAAAACTGAACGAAAAACTGAAAAACTGAACTTTACAAATACTAAAGTTTTCGGGGAAAATCCCGGAAAAATCGGGGAAAACTTTACAAATACTAAAGTTTTTAGGTATATTATATATATATTTTTCAGTTTTTCAGTTTTTTTTAGAAAAATATATAAAATCAGAAAAATATAAAATATAAATTTTTTTAAACATAAAAACTGAACAATACTTTTCGGGGTTCTCCCTTTACTATAACGGGAATAACGCGATTCTTAGTACGAGTACATATCAAAAGTATAAAGAAAGGATCTTAGCTGAATTATAAGAAAATTTACCTGTTTTTAATCATTCTATATAAGCATTAAAAACAGGTAAATTTTCTGGGGGTTTAGGAGGTTTAAACCTCTCTGTTACAAACTTCGGGAACCGTCAAAAGGTTAAACCTTTGTTACTCCCATCTATACTAATTACATAGTTGAGAGTAAAAAACATGACAATAACAGAAGCCTTAGATCGTACTGGAATTATACTCACTCCTTTACAAAGTAAAGAATTGCAATTGTATAAAGGGGATAGAGATTTAGATGAATGGATAACCATATGGAATCGGTTAGGGATAGAGATTCCTGATTGCACTAATTTAGTTATACAGTAAATGGCATTTCAACCGTCATTTACTTTCTCCTATAGATGTACTCCTTCTTGAATAGAAGGAGTTTTCTTTTTGCCAATTTTCCCACCCATTACTACTAATTTATTCAATTTGAATATGATAAGGAGATTAAAAGATGAAAAGATTTATTGCATTAGTTTTGATGATGTCTGTATTTTTTACAACAACATTGTCTGCAGCCCCTAAAGTAGTTGAAAACCCAACTTGTCAAGAACAAGAGCAGGTACAGGAGCAGGAGCAGACCGAAAAGTTGTCGCCAGAAGTAAAGCACGCCATTATTGACTTTGCAGGCATGCCTGCAAAATGTCTTTAGATGAGTGGCCAACTTTACTTGAGAGATACAGTTGCTTAGAAGGAGAAAAGAATGATAAATAAAGATAATTTTCGATTGAAAAAAGATGGAACCTGCAGAAAACAATGTTATTGTGCCCATCCAGAACTAATCGAAAATTATGACTTAGCTATAAAAGATAAGAAAAGGATCTGGATTTGCCACCATAAAAAAGAAGAATTTTATGCACGACAAGAATTGATTGATTTAGGAATATATTATAAGGTTCCTCCAGAAGATTTGGTTTTTGTAAAGGATGAAAAAGAACATAAAAGTTGGCCCCATAAAGGTAACGATTTACGAAAAGGTAAGCCCCATCCTTGGTCTCATAAGCCTCTTTCAGAAGAAACTAAAAGAAAGATGTCAAAAAACCGTACAGATAAAATCAAAGTACAATGTGTAGAAACTGGTCAAGTGTTTGAATCTCTAAAAGCTGTTACAAAATTTGTAGGCTTGAAAGATAACAATTCTATCAGAGTTGCTCTTAAAAACCCAAAAAGGACTGCAGGCGGTTATCATTGGAGACATGCCCTATAATAATTGTAAACAAGAGTTTCATGACATGAAACCATAAAATATAATTCTCCTATAGGGGCCAGATATTCAGCCATCTGGCCCTTTCTTTTTGTTGCCACTAATTTAGGTATATGAATTCGCAAATGCTGATGATGAGTAGAATTCGTTTCCTCGAAGAACGAATTCAAACATTAGAAGAAGAAAATGAAAATATGAAGCAATTGCTTCAAAAATATCTGCAATTTTTTGAAAAATTACTAATACAAGGAGATGATTATGATACGAGTAAAGAATGATTTAGATGAAAAGGTTTGGGTTCTTACACAGGAAGATTGGGAAAAGCTATGCCAGCGCCTTGACAGAATGGAAAAAAGCTTTAGTTCATTTTACGAAATGGCTGTATACCAATTTGAGGCATGTGGAAAAAAGATCGATGCCCTTGAAACAGAAGTATTCCCAAAAAAAGATGCAAAAGAAGATGAGAAGGAAAAAACTGTAGACCTGCAAATAAAGAATTTACAGGTGTTGTACAGTAATATTGAAGAAAAGTATATCAAGCTTCGGGAAAGAATTGACGACCTTGAAACAAGAGTATATACTCCAACAGAGGGAGAAGTAAAAAGAGATGCCGCACTCGAGTCCGTAGAAAAAGATAATAATATTCCTCCTGAGAAGTCTCTTTTAGCAAAAGAAGATAAAGAGCCAGAGACGTATACCCAAATCATTGTTAACCTTCAACATGGTACAATTGAACTAACTGGAACAATGGATCAGCACCGAACTTTCAACCAAATATGGTACAACGACGGCTTTGAGTCTTTCGAAAAATGGGTGGCATTGGCAATCGATTGCGGCTTGTCAGTAAAGAAGCAATCTGTCAAATAGGAGAGTATAATATGCCAGCCTTAAGAGAAAATTGTTTAGGGGGATTTGTTAGAAGAAAATACCCAGATTTGAAAGATGACAATTTCCAAGCATATAATAATTTGGTTTCAAAACTAAGATCCCGGGCAAAAGCTCGAGACTTCGATCTTAACAATCTCACTCAAGAGCAGTTTAACTCCTTAATAGATGCAAAAGATTTACACCGTGGGGAAAAAGTTCACATGTCGTGGGATTCGAGCTCTATGTGCAATAGTATGGTACGGGACGGGGAGCTGTATATAAAAAATAAAACAAAATACTTCCATAAAGTGGTAGTAAATGGTAACATGGTAGAAGGTACCGGTACCAACTTTTATTATTTATGTATACCTTCAACTGTAAAATATCTTGCACGCTCCATGAAATGGGGAAATGCATATCTCGAGAATGCCTCAATGTTAGATTCTAAAAGTATTGAGCTGTTAAAGAAACAATTAGTAGAGGAATCGATGAATGCAGATGTCAGTAACATTCCCAATTGCCCGCCTTTTTATACTATATAATATAAAGGAGACAAGGAATGGAAAGAAAAGTTTATAGCAAATATGGATTTCTGTTACAGAAGAAATTCGGTAAAAAATGGATAGATTGGAAAGGTGTAGCCAATTCTAAAACCACGATTCTAGAAATGGGAGGGAATCCAGAATTGTGGGTAAAAATTGTGGCTGGATGGGAAATTGATCAAGAATCTATATATGGAGGAAAATAATGGAGGTAACAATACTCAAATGTAAAGATTGCGGGGCTGTAATAGTAGTTCCCAATAAAGAATTGTTTAAACTGGTAAGGTGTCCATCCTGTGAATCCCCGAATCTTAAGAATCTTGATGAAGAATTTGAGGAAGCGGAAATATAAATAAGGAGATAAGAATATGAGTTCAAAAGCGAGCAAAATCAAAGAAAATGTTAAGAAGCAAGAATTAGCTAAAAAGAGAATGTATGAGTCCTGTTTAGGCGGTAGTGCAATTATAACCATTGCAAAATTATGTGATATCCCAGAAAAATCTATATACGAAAACATTGAAGGTACCCAGGCATGGCTTTTAGAAATTGAGAAACCCACTTCTGTAAAAGAGATGTGTGATACCCTTATAAAGCATTTTGATATGGCCGAAGGGTATAAAGAATATCTTGTTTTAGTTTATGATGAAGATAATATTTTCTCTCCAATTGTTACAATTGAGGTAAATGGAAAGGTATTACCAGTTGGTTCAGATGGATTGACATTTGGTGCTCTTAGACACTTGGGTAAAGATAGTATTAAAGTTGAGCGCATTTACGAATCTAATAATATAGGAGAGCCAGTAGATGAATAGTCTTTTACCAGAGGTGCACTCCGATGTCGATATTAAGGAAAATGAAAGGATATTTCAACAAGCCTTAGATAATTATTGGCACACCGATACAACTAAACATCCAGATAAATACTACCAGGATCAATTGGAAACAATGTGGTTTTGCGTCTATACTGCTTGTACCTGCATTTGTAAATCAATCTATAAACAAAGAGGTGTTATAGTAGAAGATTTCGACGAAGTAGTTATGGATGCGACGGAATATACAATGAGATTTCTTTTAGGCGAAAACAAAGGTCATAAGCTATACGTTCCTAAAAAATTAGGAACATTTTGTTTTCTTAGATGTAGATATGTAATTGATGCTCCTAAAAGACAATGGGAAGATATGCACGTAATGGAGTGGCCGGTTGATACCAAAGGAAATTATTTGGATCTAAAAGATTTAGAAAAATTTGATGAAGAATTAGACAATCAGGTCAACTATAATGCAAAAAAGGAGAAGAAAGAGAATGAGTAATCCTTATGGTTATATATATTTGATTGTTAACAAACAAAATGGACATACTTATGTGGGTAAGCGCAGATCTCACCTTAAAAAGAATTGGCAAAATGATGGTTATATGGGTTCTGGTACAGCGTTACATAATGCAAAAGAGAAGTATGGAATTGAGAACTTTGAAAAGTTTCTAATTTGCTATACAGGGTCTGAAAAAGATGCTTGTGAAAAAGAAAAGTTTTGGATAGCAGAATATAGACGTAGAGGTAAAGCCGAATATAATATACAGAAAGGCGGTCAAGGCGATGGTTCTTATAGAAAGGGTAAATCTTATGAAGTGCTCTTTGGCGAAGAAAGGGCAGAAGAGCTAAAGAGTAAATTATCTTATTCTCATAAAGGTCAAACACCTTGGAATAAAGGTGCTAAAGGAGAAGTAGTTGCTTGGAATAAAGGTTTAGAAACACCTGAAGAAGTAAAAGAAAAGCAATCTCAAGCAAAAAAAGAAAGACCTGTAAAATATTGGGAAGGTAAAACGTTTTCAGAAGAACATAGAAAGAAGTTATCTGAAGCCCATAAGGGAAAATCTCCTTCTAATAAAGGTATTGTTGGCAAACATTGGTATACCAATGGTATAGAAGATAAGCAATATTTTCCTGAAGAAGCCCCTACCGGTTGGATAAAAGGGAGAAGTAAAACGAAGGGTAGGAAGCAATCAGAAGAAGAGAAATTGAAAAGAAGTTTAGCATATGATAGGTCCAAACATCCAATACATTTTACTCTAACAGATGAACAAAAACAAAATCTTTCAAATGCTAAATTGAAATATTATGGAGGGCTAAAATAATGGCAGGAACATCACAAAACGGTGTTACGCGTCAGATCAAAGGAGACATCTACAATTCTCTTAGAAATGCTTTAGTAGCACCTCAAGGTAAAAGTAAAAAATCTTGGACAGATGCTTTTATTCAGGAAATGCTAAAAGGTGCAAAACAAAATCCATCTGGGCCATTGGGGCAAATGATTGCAAGACAATTATTGCAAGATGATATTATTTCAGACTTGGACGCTCAAACAGAAAAGTTGTTGGCGAGAGACCAAGACTTTTTGCATTATAGATTGATAAAGCAATTATACGATAAACAGAGAGAAATTGCCTATGATAAGTTTATTTCCAGAAAAATTATTGCAACATCTCGTCGTGCAGGAAAAACAAACTTAGCAGCTCGTCTTTTAGTTGATTATTGTATAGAGCCAAATACTCCTTGTTTATATATCCACACGAAAGCAGAAAACTGTATGACACAGTGTTGGCCTCTTATATTGGAAGCTGCAAAAGAAATAGAATTGGCAATTGAAAAAGCCGACTCTCAATCTATGATTGTTACTTTTACAAATGGTTCATATATAAAATTGTATGGTAACAAAGATAAATCTTCTGCGCCATTATTGAGAGGTGGTAAGTATAAACTTATAATAATTGATGAAGCGCAAGACCAAAGAAATATGGTTGAACTGGTAGAAGATGTTTGCGAGCCAATGCTTATTGACTATAAGAACTCATGTCTTATATTGCAAGGAACGCCACCAAGAAGACCTAAAACATATTTCGAAAAAATATGGAATTCTACAGGTTGGAAACACTACCACTTCACAATGTCTGACAATCCATTCTTGCCAGAAGATACAGAAAGTTATATTAAAGCATTAGCAGAAAGAAAGAACATTCCAATTGATGATCCTCTTATTTTGAGGGAGTATCGTGGAGAATTTGTATTTGATACTACTGCTCAAGTATTTAGAGGATACAGAACATATGATGGTGAGAATGACCCTCTAATCAATTTCCCGATTGACCATGTTTATATTGGCAATGACTATGGTTGGGCAGCAGATAATGCCATTATTGGTGTTGCATGTAATACAGTTCAAAAGAAAGGTTATGTATTCTTCGAAGAGAAATTCAGTCACGCTAATGTAACAGATATTATAAACTCAAACAAAAGAGCATTAGAAGCTGGTAAAAAATTATTGATAAAATATAATGGCAGTTTGAATAACATTGCCATTTACGGAGATACTTCAGATACTTCAATTATTTATGAAATGGCCACTGTTCATTCTATGCCAGCCTATCAATGTTATAAATATGACAAAGAAACAGCTTTAGCACAATTGTCAGAGTTTTGCTGTACTGGTCAAATATTGATTCCAAAAGGCGGAGTATTGGAAGATGACTTTATGCAGACTCTCTATGAAAGAGACGATGATGATAATATTATACCAGTAATAAATGATGATATTTATCACCCAGACGCTGCAATGGCTTTATTATATGCATCAAGACAATTTGCATTTGATTGGGGAATACACAAAGGAGAAATAACACAAGATGTTCAAAACAATTAGAGAAATAATAAAAACAAACAGAGAAACTGCCGAAAGACTTTTAGAAGCTCAAAAACTTTTCGATGAAGATAGAAAAGCATTGAAGAAAGAAAGGGCCGCATTAGATTTGCAAATAAAAGAAGCAAAGCTTTTATTAGAACTAAATCAGAAAACAGACCATATCTTAGTTTTGTCAGATGATGACTCTTTAGAATTATTGCGCAAGATGAAAGATAAATATGACTGGGATATTGAGTTGTATGATAAGGCGGGTAATAAGATTGTAATTAGAAATAACAAAGATACTAATTATAAGAAAGACATTTTTACTTTAATAGGAGAAAAGGAATAATTATGAATAAAAGAGTAAGTTTTAGTTTTACTGCAAATGGAAGCCATCGTTGTTCCGGTGGGTGTTTGTATTGTTCAGCCGCCAGACAAATGGACTATACAATGGGCGTAAAAGGTATTGTAGGTACAATCGATGAAAAGAAATTGTTAGCATCTATCGAAGAAGCAGATGAAACATCGTACGAGGAATTTGTATTTGACAGAGAAGCTTGCATTAAAGCATTCGACAACGACCCACAGATAAAACCAATTTTAGAGAATAGGGATAAATACGATCACGTTGGTTTCCATTGCGATATTTGGTGCGCAGATCCGCTCACTTCATTATGTTGTCTTAGAGATATGGTAGAATTCTTAGAGAATTATTGCAAAGAGCGTGGTTTTGAATGTCATCTTTCAACATCTACAAATGGCCTTCCAATTATTAGAGATGAAGCCTGTGACTTCCTTAGAGAACATCATGTAACTTTACAAATAAGCCATGACGGATTAGGACAATGGATTAGAACAAGAGATATAGACCCAATGGATTTCCCTAATGCTCACGCCCTTATGAGAGAGGGTATTTTGAATGCAGTAAATACAACACTCAATTTCTGGAACAATTCAATCTTTGGAAACCATTCTTATTGGGTAGGAAAATTGAAAGAAATATTCCCAGAGATTTACGCAGGTAATTGTAAAGACCAAAGATTGATAAATTCTTATAATGGACTTTATATTAAACTCAACCATATCTATGATGGTCAATATGATATAAAAGCCCAGAATACAAAAGGATTATTCAATGGTAAAGAATATGAGCAATTGAAAGGCGTGCCTCTTGGAAATCTCAATTTCAGAGATGATAAAGAAATGGCAAAATTATATAATATGCCAGAGTTGGGCTGGGTACTTTCTAATTATATGAATGAGTATAAGCATTTTGGTATTATTATGTTAGATCCAACTCTCAATACAAGATTAGAATACAAACCCTTCAAATCTTATATAGACGGGCAGATTAATAGATTCAAATACCAGAAAGACCATGATTACTCTAATGGTGCATGTAGAGCATTCCAAAGATATAAACATGGTATTGGCGACCCAGAGGTAAATAAAAAACACTCTACAACGTTTGTTTTAGATACAACTGGTAGATACTCAGAATGTAATCTTATTGATGCAGATACTTGTGTTTCCAATCCAGGCGGAGTTCAGCCATCTTATTGTAAAGGTTGTATGTATGAATTTGCTCAAGAATGTAACCCTTGCGGTTCAGAAAAATTCGCTACAGAATGTAATTACTATTATAGATGGGAACAGCTTTTACAAGAGTTTATGTGGCTTCAGCAGGTAATAAATAATAATAAACAATTCGCGGTAAAACAGGAACAAAAGAGAATTTACAATAACATCTTCGGAAACTGCAATTGTTCTAATAATAATAAGAGATAAATTATTATGGTAGTAAAAGTATTAGACCACGCAACAAACACAGCAACAGATAAAGAAAAAGACGTTTCAAGAAATACGACTTTGAAATCAATTGTTGGTTCGGCTAAAGAGGAAACGAGAAAGTTTTCTAGCCGTTCCAATAATTATATTCAAGCAGCTACTACTTCAGCCAATCTTTCAGATAGAATGGGAAACGTACTTTCTTCTCTATCGAAAGCAGTCTCTCTAATGACTAAATTAGAGGGCTCTGTCTATATGGTTTTGCATAAAGAAGCAGATAGAGATAGGATAGTCAAAAGAGCAACTAATAAATGGAACAACTGCGAAAATGATGGAAATGATTTCTGTACCGGCTGTCAATTGTGTTTTACTAATACTTATGATAGCCAGATTGCTCAATGTGAAACATGCCAGGGTTGTATAAAATCTCAATGTAGTGAATGCGATAAATGCGAAACCTGCAATACCTGCCAATCGTGCTATGGAACATGCGTTTCATGCAATAGTTGTCAGATATGTTATGATACCTGTAATAATTATGATTACTGTACAGACTGCGATACATGCCAAACTATATGCAATAGCTGTCAATCAGAATGTTATAATTGCCAGGGATGCAATGACTGCCAGGGATGCGATACTTGTGAAGCCTGTGTAGCTCCATGCCATTTATGTAATGCTCATTGTCAAACTTCTTATAAAACTTGTGATGCTTCATTTACCTGCCCATCTTTCTATAGTTGTACTGTTACATGTTTTGGTACAGAATATAAATGTTCAGGTACTTCAAATGATAAGACTATATGTAATAAATGTGTAGGCTGTCAAGATACATGTAATAGTGAATGCCAGACTACTTGCGATACTTGCCAAGGAACATGCAATACCTGCCAAATCTGCCACACAGGCTGTGAACATTGCGATTTCTGTTATGATAAGTCAAACAAATGCAAATCATGTAATTCCTGCCAGTCAGATAATAGCTGTAATAATTGCGATTCATGTCAATCTTGTTTTGACTGTCATGAATGTCAATCAGTTTGTTATACCGGCTGTTATGTATGTGATAGTGGTAAATATGATAAAATAAATGAAGAAGACTTATGCGGATTGGCAGTAGGAGGATATTACTATGCTGCGTACTAAAAATCTTATATCTCAGCCAACTGTTAATGATTATAATACTTCTGTAAATCAAATAAACAGAGATAACAGAAAAGTAGTTAGAGATATGGACGTTTCTCTAACAAAATTGGAAGAAGCGCAGGCTTTATTGGAAGATAGATATAGTCGTCTTTTAGAGTTGGAAAAAGAACTTAGAAGATTGACTTTCATATGTCAAGAGCTGCTGTGTGGTATAAGGATAAATTAGGATATGGCTTATTATATTTACAAAATAACTAACAATGTCAATGGTAAAACCTACGTAGGTCAACATAAATATGCTGATATAAATGATAATTATATAGGCAGTGGAATTATGTTGCAGAAGGCTTATATGAAATATGGTTTAGAGAATTTTTCGAAAGAAATAATTACAACTTGCTCTGACCAACTTTCTGCTAATGTATTGGAGAAATATTATATAGATAAAGAACGAAAAACAAACACTAATGGGTGTTACAATATTGCGGATGGTGGACAAGCTGGCCCAAGTGTAACAAAATGTAGAACACCAGAAGGATTAGAAAAGTCTTCAAAAAAACATAAAGAATTATGGAGAAAATATTATAGGCAATACCATGAAAGCGTTATAAAAGGAATCAATAGAAGAATTGAAAACGTAAAAATAAGCTCTTATTGGAATAAATGGGTTAGTTATAATTGTGGTATTCTTTTTGAGCATGAACAGCCAAGAATAGCATCGGTCAGACGACAAGAATTGTTATCTACTGGCTGGACATATTCTGCAGAAAGTAGAGAAAAAACTTCGAAATCTATGAAAGAATGGTGGGCTAAACAAGAAGATAAAACAATTTGTAGTCGCTCTTACAGAGAAGATGTAAAGAAAAAAATTAGTAAAAGTAGAAAAGAATTTTGCAAGAACCATGCAATGAAATGGTTCAATAATGGTAGTATAGAAACTTTGGCCGAAGAATGTCCTATAGGATATGTAAAAGGCCGTCTACCAAGGGGGATATAAAAATTATCTACGTAGATGCATTACAAAAGCAACAGTTGGATCGCTCCTCAATTTCTGCTTCAAAAATGTTTGACAGTAGATGGGCGGCTCTCGATAAAGCACAGGTAAATATTAAGAATAAACTCTCAGACTTGTATGATGAAATAAGAATGTTGCAATCTATAATAAACAAACTTTCTGGAGATGTTGTAGTTACAGCCGATGACTTTGGTAAAGCATTGGAAGATAATGGAATAAATAAAGACGACGTTCTTTCTGAAATTGCTGATATTATAACTGCAGCGGCTGAGGAAACCGAGGCAATTGTAGAAGAGATAGATACTACAATTTCATGTATAGATTATTGCCAAACAGAAGACAATCCATATCAATGTGGTCCAGAGCATGCTCAATTTCCAGAAGAAGGATGCAATCTAACAGATGAACCATGTGGTGAAAGTGGAGAAGAATCTGTATGTGATGATTCCGGATGCCCTACTGATTGGAATCCGGATGAATGTGACCATGGGCCTGTTTGCGATGATACTCCTGTATGTGCAGAAAGTAGCCCTACTACTCCTGAAACTCCAGAAGAAGAGGAGCCGGAAGATTGCGGTAATTGTGATGGAGGAGATTATTGTAGTACCGCCGATAGACCAGATAATTGTGGTGCTGCCAATATGACAGACCCTACTTGTGTATATTCTACTAAAACAGATGACCCAGATGTAGTTATTAAAGATGATCCAATCTGTGTAAAATGCGATGGCGGAGTTCAGTCAGAATGTGGAGCGGCCG